TGTCCTCAAATCTATTCTCCCAATTCGCCTCGCTGAAAAAGTCGGATCTTAACAAAAATGACAGTGGTAAATCTGTGTAAGACTCAACATTTGCAACAATTAGCTCAGCCAACTTGTCTGAGGGTTCCACTAACCAATTGATAACTCGCAGGCCATGTATGGCGTCTTTTAAACCTTTTACCGAAGCATTGAGTTGATAATCTGATGCTTGAGGAATTGTCTCGTGAGTCTGAGATCCGAGATATGGGACACAATAACCTAATGTTGTAAACATAGAGTGGTTGTTCTCACATGATCTAGTGACAAGCAGGATTGTCTCTTTAGATTGTGTTGTATCCGTCTTAAATTGATGGATAGGATGAGCAACAGTGCAACCTGTTATCTCTATTCCCCAGCCTTTGTAACGCAGCTCATCAGCAAAACAAGTTGGACAATCCCAGTTTGCATTCCCACCCCGTGTGCTTGACTGGATATAAGCCATAGCTAGCATTTGTGTCTCAGATCGTTGTATTCTAGTCAAGAGTTTGTAATTGTACATCCGAGCCACACCTCTCAACGTCTTCGTCGTGGTGAATTTATCAACAAACGACTGGACTTGACCTTGCAATGTAGAAGCATATAGATCCGCTACATACCGGGAGTGATAAGGCCTGATCAATTTCAGGGTATCCATTAGTTCAACATTCTTCTCCTCAGACACGGCAAGCAACTGGGCGAAAGTGTCATTCAGGACGTAACCGGTATGTAGTAGTGTGTCCTTAACGGCTGATCTCATAACTGTTACCTTGTCAGTAGCCTTGACCGTGTTTATAGACCCAGGGTTTGTCAATAATTTTTCCATATTGGCCGTGGAAGAAAGCATAGGGTCACACCAGCAAGCATAGATTTCTTTTAAATTGGTAGGACAGATAATGCTCTGTCTGACCACATCACACCAGGTCAGATAGGATGTAACTTTGTCTGGGAACCCTTTGGAAAGGAAATCTAATGGGTTTTGCACAGGATAGCCTCCGAACTCGACATTTCCCTGTAGTAATCTAAAAATGCATTCCTCCATTTCCAAATCGCTATAGGTGAAGGACTTATTGCCTATGCTCATGGATATTTTTCCAGAGAAGAGAGGAGCACCCAGCAGCGGAGAGAACATAAAATGATATCTGAAGGCTTTGTGAGCTTCACTCATTGCAATCAAATATGAAACTTCATAAGTGTGCGAATTGTAAGCAGCTGACTGAGCATTGGCGAAAATACTAGCTATAGAATTATATAAGCTCGGATAATCCTCATTCGCCAGATGGAAGCACCTTGATATCCTCTTTAGAGACATGCTCATAGGGACTCCTCTAACAATCAATAGTTTGCTATAAGCATACACTGCAC